CCGCAATGTCACCGTTTAGAGGAATCCAACGGTAAACATTGTTGTACTTATCGTACTGCATCTTGTAACCACTGTCCATAAATCCATAAGAGGAAGATGGCATGGAATTACGCATGGTTACAATTGCACTTGCTTCAAGGCCCTTGTTGTTAACAACGTTATTGATATCTGGTGAACAGAATACTACACAATCCTTTCGGGATTCTGCAATGGTGTTGATAAGGTAGGTTGCAAGCTGACTGTTTGCATTAAGAGGAATACCTCGAGCCTTACCAGTGATGATAAGTCCAACGTCAACGTTTACCGCATCATTGAAGTAATCATATGCGTTTGTAATTGCTGAAATTGGAATGTTAGCCTCATTAAGACCATCACCACCACCATATAGCTGTACGTTGTATGAACGAGTTGCAGTTGAGTTGATAAGGTTAGCAGCAGTGTTTGAAACCGCGGTTGCTCTATCGTTTGCCCAACGAATATATGGAGATTGAGCATTAATAACTGTCTTGTAGTAGTTTGATTGTCCACCTTCAAGAATAGAATCTGTTGCACGAGAAAGTGCAGTATAACTTTCAAGGACAGATCCAGGTACTCCTGAGAACACACCGTTCTGGTCGACCACAACAAGATGAAGTTCATCATTAGCTGCAGAGTTACCAAAGTTACGCTGATAGGTTGACTGACCTGGTGGTTTATTGATCAAGTTAGCAAATTCCCAATACTTTACAAGGGTATTGGAATAGGTGTTAACCGAAAGGTTAACAGCTTGATCAGTGTTGATTGTGAACGCAAAGACGTTTGAAGAAACACCAACTGTTGAAATAGCAGTAACCTTCATGATTTGGAAACCAACTGAAACGTTTCCAACCTGAACAAGGTCACCATTTCCGAACAATGCTTGAACCAAACCTGCTTGAGTGTTAGCAGAAGTAACGTGAGTTGCGTTTGCAGTGTTTGCAGGAGCAAAGGTGAAGGTAACAACATTTGAACCACTAACTGTTGTCATACCTGTTGAGGTAACGTTCTGAGTGGTTACGTTAGAAATCAATGCAGTATTGGTGTTCCATTCTGCTGCAGTATCACACTGAGCAATACGAAGATTGTTTCCATAAACACCTGGATAACGAGCTACCCACTGAACCGAGGTATCAAAAGTACCATCCTTGGTAAGATAGTCGGTTGAGTTCATGACAACCTGACCTGCCCAATTGATCTTTGGGGTCTGAGTTTCTTGAGCTACCGCAGTATAAACTTTGTTTTCACGGAAGAACAATTCGACGTTAGCAACAGTTGTCAACGCAGGGCTGTTAAGAACAATTGCAGTTGTGTTAACCGAAGTAACGAAAATTGTACCATTAGCATTGGTTGGGTTGATTACCGCGATATTGTTTGAGAAGAAAAGCAACATACCATTGCTAATACCAGTAGTAATAGTTGAGGTAAATGTATTATTCGCAGTATTAGATGCGAAGAAATTGTCTGAGTTAGCACCACCAATTTCACCAGCACGAACTGTCTGAAGAACACCACCATATGCTAGAAAGTTAGCAGCTGAGAACCAAGTTTCACCATTAAGGTTGGATGGCTCACCATAACGCTGACGAAGATATGGTTCGGAATCGACTTTTACGATTTGCTGAAGAGGACCCCATGAGAAAACACCAGCGATTGCGGCAGGAGTTAGGGCAACTGCAGGAATAACTGTAGTGAGGTCAAATTCTCTAACGACTACTGCGGGAGATACTGGGAAAGCCATTCTTCAAAGCTCCTTAATACATATTTGTTTTCATTGTAGATATTTATGATTTCAACGTTCGTATTGAATAAATAGTATTGCGGGGCAGAAGTAGAAAGTATAGCGGCAGTGGGATATTTGACAAACGAGCAACGATCACAAGGCGGAAAAGTTAGTGGTAAGAATGCATATCTTAACAAAACGGGTATTCATGCTCAAAGCAAGGATCGATTGCGCGAATTGGGTCGCAAAACAGGAAAACTTTCCAAAGATACGATTTGGTGCACTAATATCAAAACCAATCAACTTAAACGTATTCCTAAAACAAAGCTTCGCTACTTTCTTCAAAAGAATAAGGACTGGCAGCAAGGTCACTTTAAGAACGCACTTGAGTTAAAAATTTAACGGCATTTCATCTTCAGGAGTAAAGGCCCATCCCTGATAAACATCAGGAATTGAAGCCATAAGACTGTCTTGATTATCAACAAATCCAAATGGCATTAACTGTGCTTCGATTTGATCTTGAGTTTGTTCACGCAACTCACTCATTGTGTTAATATCAGTCATTTCCTTGAAGTATTCTTGGTTAGACAACCATGCGAATACAACCAAGGCCATTACAAGATCGTCATTCTTACCTTCTTCAGCCTTATAGGTTTTACCATCACGCGAGAATGTCTTTAGTTCTTTTATAGTATCAACATCATTGATGATAAGGCGATTTTGTTCGATCAACATCTTAAGGATTGAACAACCTGTTGCTTTAACAGCAATGGTCATCTTTACTCCCTTATCAATCATCTTACCTGATCGACTAGCAATACGCTTACCTCGAGCTCCCGCTGATTCTGTTTGAAGAACATGCTCATACTCAAGATCATTCATAAGAGTATCAGCAACCTCAGGTCCCATTGACTCATACTCAACAAGGACAGATGCATTATTGTATGTCTTTGCAATAGTATAAATTATCTGTGCATATTCAGAAGGAGGTATTAGGTTGTTCTTAAATGTTACGACTTGCTGAAATGGAAGTCTAGTAATATCGATAACATGAAATGCCGAGAAGTCTAATCCCTTACCTTCCGAACAATCGACTGTAAGGGCATACATATGTCCCTCTACAGGATCCTTATATTTCTTCAATCCATCCTTTGAGAATAAGGCTTGCTGTTGAACTAGTTCCTTTAATTTCCAACCAGCGATCAGGGTTCCTGAAGAACCCATAAATTCACACTCATATTCTTGTGCGAATTTATCAGTATCAAAGTTCAAGTCGGCTAGCGCCATTTGTTTCCAGGCTTCATCTCGACCTGGAACCTTCTGCCAAGGAACCATGATTGGGTAGTAATCATTCTTTTTCTGTTGAGCATTTTCCCAGGTTGCATAAAAATGATTAAGACCGAATGGTGTGCTAATCAAGCAAATCTTTGTTGTCTTTGCTGATGTAACAGTAGGCATAACAGATGTAGAAAAGTCTTCCCAATTCTCAATGTGAGCTGCCTCATCAATGACTAGGAAGTTAATAGGATAACCACGAATAGCATCTGAGGAAGTTGCTTCTGCAATGACCCTTGAACCATTTTCAAGTTCAATAGCTCCTGCTCTCCACTCAAGAACACCACTTTGAATCCACTTTGGAAGATGCTGATAAGCAAGTTGAAGTTTTCCAAGAATTTCTCGAGCAGTTTCACCCTTGTTAGCAAGCAATGCAACTGTCTTATATTCATTGAATAGGATATACCACATGATATAACCGATCATGGTGGTTGATTTTCCTGCCTGACGAGCAGTAGTAATGATTGTATGTCGATTATTATGAAGAGAGATAATGATCTCTCGTTGATAGTCACGCAGGATGAAAGGGATCAAACCTTCATCAAGGTGAACAATCTTCATATAGTGTTCAAGAAAGTATATAGGATCATTCTGACACTTTGCATATTCACGAGCATATTCAGGTGTCCATTCGATTTTAACACCTGGTCTTTTTAGGAGAGGGTTACCAAGGTAGTATTTTAAGTCTTGGTAAACAAGCTCCTCACCTTTTAAGATATTAGGTACTGCTACTTGTACTATCATTCATTATAAGCCTTCTGAGTTCCTCAGTTGTCATAATCAAATTATTATGTGTGATTTGAGTCGCTGGTTTGTTTCCTTCAAGTTTATTTAGTCTTGAGATCTTTTCTTGAAGGTCTAAAAGTTTTTCATTTGCATCGGCCGCTGTCCTATAAAGGTTAGCAAGGGCAACATAATACTTGTCATTCTGAGCTTGAGCTGCTAATTGAGCCAATTCAGAAATCGATTGGTTGGCATTGATGATAATATCCATAAGGTTTTGACGTGCAAATTCAAAATCATCATTGACCTTGTGTTGACTAGGAGCTACTCTTCCTAGTTCAGAAACAATCATATCTGTATTTGTCATTATTGTGGTCCTACATCAGTAAAAGCAAATCCATAATCATCACTGATATTAATCAAATGGTAATCAACGGATGCTGCTGCATTGGTTGTTGGTGACCCATTAGCAAGTAAACCTGGTTGAAGTGTAATTGTTTCATCAGAATAAACATCAACATTTGCTGTTGGTGGCATACCAAGTGAAACCTTAACTTCAGTGAACTTGATAATAGGTTTCGTGAATATTGGCCCATAAAAGAAAGTCTTGCAAATAAAATTAAGACTGTAAACTAAAATCCTACGATCTTTCAAATCACCATATGCACTATCTTCCTTTGTTAAACCTGTGTACACAAAAGGAATATCCCTAATTTCATCCATATCAGGTATTAGTTCAACTTGTGGGGTCCAATCAGGTCTAAAGAACGAAAGAACAGGTTCAAGTACCTTGGTTGCATCCTCAGCATTTTTTGCATAGATATACAGGTTGAAGATGATGTTATGAGGTATTGGAGTCCACTGATAATTGAGTTTGTTTGGGTCAGAAATTTGCTTAACTCGTCTATCAAGTGTAGGTAATTTTCTACTAGGATCAGGTACAATATCAACTACTTCGAATGACATTCGAGGAAGCAAAGCAGAATATGGTCGGTTCAATTCAGGATCTGATTGAATAAGGGTTATCATCTTATCCTTAGGTGTATAGGAAAGGGGAACAGAAATCAAAGCTGTTTCGTTACCGTCTTTATCTAACCTTTTGATCCTGGTATCAGCAAAAATTGCTCCGAAAACAACAACCATTTTCTTGATAATACCATGATGGAAAACATCACCAC